GAGATGCTTAAAGCCCAGCTAATGGAAGACTTCAAGCAAGACAAAATCAGAAAATCTATCGACCAGATCGAGTTGATGGCTGAAATCTATGGGACTGGTATCGGCGAGATTGTGGTCAAGACCGATAAAATCTTTGAGCCAGCAACCCAAGCAATACCTGGTCAGATGGGGCAAGCTGCCATCGGTGTGGTAGAAAAAAGCCGCATTGCAGTCAAGATTACACCGGTCAACCCTAAGAATTTCTTGTTTGACCCCAACGGGACATCGATTGATGACTGTATGGGCGTGGCAATTGAGAAGTTTGTCAGCATCCACAAGATCGTTGAAGGCATCGAAAAGGGCATCTACCGCAAGGTAAACATCACTACTGGAGACGAAGACACTGATCTTGAGCCAACCCAAGAAGTGAGCCAATATCGGGACGAAAAGGTCAAATTATTGACGTACTACGGCCTTGTTCCGCGAGAGTATTTGACCGAAGATGACGTAGAGATCGAGGAATTGTTCCCCGAAGACTCGGTAGCTGAGGATTATAGCGACATGGTTGAGGCCATTGTCGTGATTGCCAATGACGGGATGCTCCTCAAAGCAGAAGAAAACCCGTACATGATGAAAGATCGGCCAGTTTTGGCCTATCAAGATGATACCGTCCCGAATCGACTTCTTGGTAGAGGTACGGTTGAGAAGTCCTACAACATGCAAAAGGCGATTGACGCTCAAGTCAGGTCGCATCTGGACTCACTGGCGCTGACTACCTCACCAATGATCGGTTTGGACGCATCTCGTCTGCCACGGGGTGCTAAGTTTGAGGTGAAGCCTGGCAAAGCCTTCATGGTCAACGGGAATCCGTCTGAGATTCTCTATCCGTTCAAGTTTGGCGAGACAAGTCTGAACAATCTAAACACTGCCAAAGAGTTTGAGCGTATGTTGCTACAAGCTACCGGCACGATGGACGGTCAAGGCATGGTGACGCAGGGCAATCGGGACGGCGCTGGCATGTCTATGGCAGTCGCTACGATTATCAAGAAGTACAAACGCACACTGGTGAACTTCCAAGAGGATTTCCTGATCCCGTTCATCCAAAAAGCAGCTTTCCGCTTCATGCAGTTCGATCCAGAGCGCTATCCATCGGTGGACATGAAATTCATTCCTACTGCTACTCTGGGTATTATTGCCAGAGAATACGAACAGCAGCAGTTTATCAGCCTGTTGCAGACACTTGGGCCAAATACACCAGTTCTGCCGCTGATCTTGAAGGGCATCTTGGGTAATTCTTCCTTGTCTAACAGATTTGAGCTGATTGCGGCTCTGGATCAGATGAGCCAGCCCAATCCAGAGGCACAGCAGCTGCAACAAGCCCAGCAACAACTGGCACTGCAAGCCGCACAAGCTCAGATTGCTGTCAGCACGACTCAAGCAGAGCAGAATCGAGCAGAGGCACAGAAGTTGTCGGTGGAGACACAGCTTATGCCGCAAGAAGTGCAGGCCAAAGTGCTGGCCTCAGCGACTAAGAATCTCCCACAGGGCAACGAGAGCAATGAGTTTGACAAGCGAGTCAAGATTGCTGAGTTGATGCTTAAAGAGGCTGACATCAAGAACAAGTCTAAAATCGTAGAACTTCAAATGAACAACGCCAAGAGCAGTGTTGTGGACATGGAAAACGATTTCCTTGAAACCTTAAATACGGAGTTGCGAAATGGCAATAGATAAAATTCTTGGAAACGGCGACCTTGATAGCGTTGCCGATAGCGTGTTTTCTGCGGTTAGCAATTCTGTTTCCGAGGTCAAAGCCATGCAGCAGCGCAAAGCCGCTGAGAATGTGCAGCTGGTTGTTGAGTCACTCAAGAAAATCGACAACGACATTCGCCTAAAGTTTGACAACGTAAGCAATGCCCTTGAAAAACGCATCATCACTATCCAAGACGGGCGTGATGGTTCTAACGGCAGCGATGGACGCGACGGCAAAGATGGGCGTAACGGCAAAGATGGACTCAATGGCAAACAAGGGCCGCAAGGAGCGCCAGGACGGGACGGCATAGATGGAGTTGATGGTGTTTCAGTCAGGGATGCCAAGATTGACTTTGACGGCTCTTTAATTATTGCTTTGTCTACTGGGCAAGAGATTAATGTGGGTGAGGTTGTTTCTCCAGATATGGCTGAGAAAATTCAGGTCATCTCTACCATGTCCACCAATGGCGCGGTGGGCATCAAAGACGAAGGCAGTTCAATCTCTACGGGTGTGAAGAACATCAACTTTGTTGGCGCTTCGGTTACGGCTACAAATTCCGGTGATGATGTTACTGTCAACGTGAGTGCAGGAACAGGGACAGTCACTAGCGTTGCTGTATCGGGCGGCACTACGGGATTGACCACAAGCGGTGGCCCAATTACCACGACCGGCACGATTACTCTAGCTGGGACATTGGCAGTAGCGAATGGCGGTACGGGTGTCACGACAAGCACTGGTTCTGGCAACAATGTGCTGTCAACCTCACCCACACTGGTTACACCTCTTTTAGGCACACCGACAAGCGGCGTTGCAACAAACTTGACGGGATTGCCACTCACTACCGGCGTTACTGGTTTACTTCCTGTTGCCAATGGCGGTACGGGTACTGCAACGCCTAGTTTGGTCGCTGGTACAAACGTCACTATTTCTGGCAGTTTTCCAAATCAAACGGTAAACGCTACTGCTGGCGGTAGTGGCGATGTGGTTGGCCCAGCTTCTTCCACAGACAATGCCTTGGTTCGTTTTGACAGCACTACAGGCAAGTTAATCCAAAACAGCGTTGTAATAGTTGGTGACTCAACAGGCAATATGTCTGGTGTTGGTACATTGTCAATGGGTGGTGAATTGACCTACGGCGGTGTGACGCTTAGTAACGCCGTGACAGGCACTGGGAAGATGGTGCTTGATACCAGCCCTACTTTGGTAACACCCTTATTGGGAACACCAACATCAGGCGTGGCAACCAATCTAACTGGTTTACCTTTATCCACAGGTGTAACAGGTACGCTTCCAGTAGGAAATGGCGGCACAGGTGCAACTACTCTGGCTGGGGCTAATATTGCTGTTGTCAATGTCGCCAACACCTTTACAGGCACTCAGACCTTTAGCGGAACTTCATCAGCCAAAGCCATTGTCCTAAATGACGCAGCAGAGGTAGCAACAGTCTCAGCAACAGCAGCAACTGGCACGATTGCTTATGACATCACCACTCAGTCTGTCCTCTATTACACATCAGACGCCAGCGCAAACTGGACAGTAAACTTCAGAGGCTCATCTGGCACATCCCTGAACACGCTGATGGCTACGGGTGAATCAATGACGGTGGCCTTCTTAGTGACCAACGGGGCTACGGCTTATTACAACTCTGCCGTGCAAGTTGACGGCACTACATCTGGTGTGACCACTCGCTGGTTTGGTGGCGCACCTACTGCTGGTAACGCAAGTGGCATTGATAGCTATCGCTACCTCATCATCAAGACGGGCAGTGCGACTTTCACAGTCCTGGCAAGCAACACTCAATTCAAGGCTTAACCCATGCCATTACAAGGAACATCTGGCGCGGCGTCTCAAGATGCCTTTGGTGGTAGTGGTGTGGCTGTTGTGCCTAACTTTATTGAGGAGGTGTTCTCTTGCTTTCTTTATACGGGTACAGGCGCTACACAGACAATCACCAATAACATTGACTTGTCTACCAAGGGCGGGTTGACTTGGATAAAAGGTAGAAGTGGCGCAACTGGTCATCGTTTAACTGATACAGCAAGAGGTGCAACAAAATCAATTGCATCAAATTCTACTGCCGCAGAAGCAACTGAAAGCACAGGATTAACTGCGTTTGGCACAACAGGATTTACGATTGGTGCTGATGCAGACTACAACACTTCTGCTGATACCTACGTCTCATGGACATTCCGCGAACAGCCTAAGTTTTTTGATGTTGTGACTTACAGCGGGGACGCAAACTCATCTCAAATAATTTCACATAATCTTGGCGCAGTTCCGGGTTGCATGATTATTAGACCAATAAATGCCGTTGGAGATTGGCCTGTATACCATCGGTCTATGGGAAATACAAGCACGATGTGGCTTAACCAAACTGGTGGAATTAATACGCAATTAAAGTGGTGGAATAACACAAGCCCAACAGCTACTCAATTTACAGTAGGTAACGATTCCGATGTAAATGCTAGTGGCAGAACCTATGTAGCCTACTTATTCGCCCATGACGCAGGAGGCTTTGGCACAGCGGGTACGGACAATGTGATTTCGTGTGGGTCGTTTACTACTAATGGAAGTGGGGTAGCTACTGTTAGTCTTGGTTATGAGCCTCAGTGGGTTTTAATTAAACGAACCGATGATGTGGACAGTTGGTACATAAGCGATAACATGAGGGGATTAGCTGTTTCAGGTAACCAGCCAAACTTAATACCCGATGGTTCTTATGCAGAACTTGTAGGGGGTTATAACGCCTACCCTAATGCAACAGGTTTTACCGCCAACGTGGGGATTGGATCTTCTTCATTCATCTACATAGCCATACGCCGTGGCCCAATGAAAGTGCCTACTGATCCTAATAATGTCTTTGCTCTTAACTTAGCGCCTGATACATCAACTGCGCCTTTAACATGGACTACATACTCAACTGTTGATTCTGTGTTAACAAAACGCAATCTAAGCAGCACCAATGGAAATAATATTTTTATTGATAGGCTTAGAGGAAATTCTGCAAATCTTTTAACAAACACCACTGCTATTGAAAGTACCAATGCCAACATTACTGATCTTACTATTAGCAACGGGTATATACAAAAACTTGTAAGCACTGGAGGTGCTGGGGGTGCTATAACCTATGCTTTTAGCCGCGCACCTTCCGTATTTGATATTGTTTGCTATACGGGGACGGGAAGTGCCACTACATTTAATCACAATTTAGGTGTTGTGCCTGAAATGATGATTGTAAGGCTAAGAAACTTTGCTTCTAATTGGCAAATTTATCACAAAGACTTAAGTGCTTTTGGTACTGAACCTGCTGATGAGTCCCGCATAAATTTAAATAATACAAACGCTGCGACAA